ATATAAGCCTGTACACAAAATTATTGAAAAACAGCTAGAAGGTATCTACCGAGAAGCTGACATTAAAGAGGTTAAGGCTAAAGATAGGACTTCTGGAGAGCAGCAAGACGATTCTGATGGCGTTAAGATTATCGAATACTTTGGTCTTGTACCAGAATCACTGCTTGACGTAGAGCTAGACTCTGACGAAGAGCTGGTAGAGCTTGATTTTGGCGAGCAAAGCAGCGATTTAGAGAACGGTGCAGCCACTACTTACGATACAGTCGGCGAAGACCTTGTAGAAGCTATTATTACCATTGCTAACGACTCTGTAGTTTTAAGAGCAATGCGTAATCCGTTTTGGAACGAAGATAGACCGCTAATTGCTTTCCAGCATGACACAATTCCAGACTCTTTTTGGGGTCGCGGTGTTTGCGAAAAGGGTTACAACTCTCAGAAAGCACTCGATGCAGAACTAAGAGCCAGAATGGATGGGTTAGCACTAACTGTTCACCCAATGATGGGTGTTGATGTCACCAGAATGCCTAGAAGCGCTAGCTTTACAGTTAGCCCTGGTAAGTCTATCCCAACTAACGGTAACCCAAGAGAGATCCTTAGCCCATTTAACTTTGGGCAAGTTGATCCAGCAATCTTTCAGTCAACTGGTGATCTTGAAAGAATGGTTCAGGTGTCTACAGGCACATCAGACCCATCTTCACCGCTTAACATTTCACCATCTAACAGCACAGCTTCTGGCATGTCTATGTCGCTCTCAACAGCGATTAAGAGATCTAAGAAAGTGCTGGCGAACATTGAGCGTAACGTCATTAAGCCTTTCTTAAAGAAAGCAGCTTGGCGGTTTATGCAGTTTGACGAAGAAAACTTCCCAGTCAGGGATATTAACTTTGTCACACACTCAACACTAGGAATTACCGCTAGAGAATTAGAGCAGCAGCAGTTAGTCCAGTTACTACAAACTGTTCCACCTGAGTCTCCAGCGTTTATGGTCATGCTCAAGGCCATTTATGACAACTCTAGCCTTAGCAATAAGGAAGAGCTTGTGACAGTAATAGAGCAGATGATGCAACCTAACCCAGAGGCACAACAGATGCAGCAGATGCAGGCACAGTTAGCATTCGCTAAGGAACAGTCTGAAATTGAGGAGCGTAACAGCAGAACCTCAAGAAACGAAGCTGACCGTCTGAAGACGCTTGCTGAGATAGAGTTAAGTCAAGACAAGCTAGATATAGAGCTTCAGAAAGAAGTTCTTAATCTAATTACAACCCGCGCTAATAGGCAAAACGGGAGTGAAGTAAATGCCACTACAGAACCCGGAAACGGAGAAGTTCTACCAGGATCTGTTCAGCCTAACGTCTAGGCCAGAATGGGCTACCTTTAATGAGTATTTCAAAGAGCTGTTAAAAGCAAAGATTGATACAGCTATTGATACAGAGACTATGGAGGATCTTCACAGAACCAAAGGTCAGGTAGAGGTACTTAGATCAATCGTTTCTTTTAGAGACGTTCTTGATTCTCATTATCAGTTTATGATAGCCGAAGAAGAACAGTTCGATGAAGATATTTGATATTCAATGTCGGTCGTGCGACTACACATGGGAAGGTCTGGCTAACGAAGCTGGAGAAACCTTTGAGTGTGAAAAGTGCGGCGAACCGGCAGAGTCAATCATCAGCTCTTGTAACTTTAAGTTGCCGGGCTGGGATTTAGCGTTCCCTACAGCCGCAGCGCAGTGGGCAAAACGTCACGAAAAAGCGGCCAGAGGCCGTGATTAAATTCACTCCTACAACCCTTAACGATAAGGCAGGATGATAATATGGATAATAGACTAGTGGATCAGCAGGAAGAGGTACAGGCAGCAGAAGGCGAGGAAATGCTCGACCCTACTTTGAATTACGAAGAAGAGGTTGAGTCTAACGAACCTGAAACTACCCAAGCCGAGGAAATTCCAAGTAAGTTTAAAGATAAGTCCTTTGAAGATGTTGTTGATATGTACCGTAACCTTGAGAAAGAGTACGGTCGTAAAGGCAACGAAGTTGGAGAGCTTAGAAAACTTACAGACGAATTGCTCCAGCTAGAAATCCAGCAAAAGAAAAATAATCAGCAAAATGTAACCCAAGCAGAAGAAGAACTTTTATCAGACGATGATTGGTTTTCTTCACCTAAGAAGGCGACAGACAAGTACCTTGAAAAGTCATCACTGGCTAAAGAGGTGCAGGAGTTAAAGGCCAAGCTAGCTAATAAAGACAGAGAGGTTGCTCACGAGACTTTTGTCCAGAAGCACCCTGACTATCTTGACGTAGCTAAAGAGCCTGGATTCGCTGAGTTTGTTACTGGATCGAAGTACAGACAGGAGCTTGCTCAAAAGGCAGACGCCTACGACTACGATGCAGCAAACGAACTTTTCGACCTTTACAAGACTGTCCGTCAGCCTACAGAGAGTGCCGATACACAGGGTTCCGCAAAAGCCAACCAAGAGCAAGCCCGTAAAAAGGCTACCTTAGAAGGCTCCGGTAACCGCAGTAAGGGTACTAAGAAGGTTTACAGAAGAGCTGATTTAATTAAGATGAAAATGCAAGACCCTGAAAGATATATGTCTATGCAAGATGAAATAATGCAAGCGTATTCTGAGGGGAGAGTTAAATGATTACATATTGTAGAGGAATTAAATCATGGCTTTAGGTACAGATCACGTCACTACTACTAGTGGCGCAACTTTTATCCCGGAGGTTTGGTCAGATGAGGTCATTGCGGCCTACAAGAGCAATCTTGTTCTAGCAAACCTAGTTAAAAACATGAACCATCAGGGCAAAAAAGGTGATGTAGTTCACATTCCTTCACCTGTCCGTGGCGAAGCTAACCAGAAGTCAAGCGAGACTCAGGTTACTTTGATTAGCAATGTTGAGAACGAAGTTCTAATCAATATCGACCAGCACTGGGAGCATTCCCGGATGATCGAAGATATTGTTACCACTCAGGCTCTAAACAGCCTGCGTCAGTTCTACACTGATGATGCTGGTTACTCACTTGCTAAGCGTGTTGACAGCGAGCTTGGTGATCTATTCGCTGGCTTCCAGGGCGGTACTGATTACAGTGGTGCTGTTGTTGGTGCAGACGGTAGCACCGCTTGGGACGGATCAGCTTCAAGTGACACTGGTAACGGCTCTTCATTGACCGATGCTGGTATCCGTAGAATGATCCAGACGCTTGACGACGAGGACGTTCCAATGTCCCAGCGTTATCTTGTGATCCCACCTGTTGAGAAGAACAACCTTCTCGGCATTCAGCGTTTCACTGAGCAGGCGTTTGTTGGTGAAGTTGGTGCTGCTAACAGCATCCGCAACGGTCGTGTAGGCAACATCTACGGTGTTGAAGTATACGTCTCAAGCAACGTACCAACGGTAACTGCTGATGACACCACGACTGACTATCGTGTAGCAAGCATGTTCCACGAGAGTGCAATGGTTCTCATCACTCAGTTGGCACCACGGGTACAGACCCAGTACAAGCAGGAGTATCTATCTGACCTACTCACCGTTGACACCTTGTTTGGTGTTGGCGAGTTGCGTGATAACGCAGCTGTAGTAGCAGTTGTTCCTTCTTAAGGTACTAAAGGCAAAGGGGGAGTATTTTCTCCCCCTAGCCACTAGGAGATATAATGATTAGCGTAAAAGACACAAAGACAGGAAAGACCTTTGAAGTTGAAGATGCTCACTGGGAGAATGTTCTTGTCAGAGTAGATCGCTACGAAAAAACAGAAAAGAAGCCTTTAGGTAGACCTAAGAAGGCCGTAGAAGCTCCACAAGAAGACATTGAGGAATAAGAATGGCAACCTACCTCTCAGTAGTAAATTCTGTCTTACGCAGGCTCAGAGAGCGTGAGGTTAGTTCTGTCAACAATACTTTTTACTCTCGGTTAGTAGGCGAGCTTGTTAACGATGTAAAAAGAGAGGTAGAGGATGCACACAACTGGACGCATTTAAGAGACACCGTTCAGATTGCAACTCAAAATGGCGTCTTTAGATACACACTAGAAGGTGCAGGAAGACGTTTTAGGATTCTTGAGGATTACAATGGCAAGCCTTCTGTGTTTAACGACACAGACGATGTGCCGCTAATGAAAGCGCCTAGCAGCCGCTGGATGACTAGGCAGTTAAACGAAAACGATACAACGCCTGGAAGACCTCATTGGTTTGACATTAACGGTTTTGATGATGATGGAGATCCTATTGTGGATCTTTTTCATATTCCAGACGATGTTTACGAAATTAACTTTGACATTATCGCTCCGCAGGATAACTTGCTAACAAACGGAAACGATGATGACACAATTATAAAAGTACCAAGCCAACCTGTAATTCTAGGGGCGTGGTCAAGATCAATTTATGAGCGAGGTGAGGACAACGGATACTTGTCAGACCTTGCTTACAGAGACTTCCAAGCAGCATTAGCAGATGCTATTTCTTGGGACATGAGCAACAGCTCAGACAACCGTGACTGGTACGTTGTATAATGGCAGCTCCACAAACATCTATCCCTGTCACAGCTCCAGGTTCACTAGGCTTAAACACTAAAGCAGAAAGTTTAGACCTTGGGCCTTTCTGGTCTACAGAGATTAAAAATGCAGTTGTGGCAGCAGATGGCACGTTAGGTGCTAGAAAAGGATGGCAGAAAACCTTTGACACTGCTATAGAAAGCGGGGCTGACATTAAAAGCATTCACGAGTACATTGATTCTGGCGGAGTTAGCAGAATCATCTACGCTTTAAACAACAAAATATACGAAAGCGAAGTTACTCCTTCAGAAGTAACAGGCACTATTACCACACCTACAGCAGATAACTGGAAGTTTGTTACTTTCAACAACAAGTGCATTGGAGTCCAAGCAGGACACGCACCTATTGTAAAGTCTGACAGTGGTAATTTTGCAGACATTAGTTTTGATACTGCACCAAGCGACCCTTACGAAGTTTTAGCGGCTTGGGGTAGAGTTTGGTACGTTGACGCTGACAAGCAGACCATCAAGTATTCGGATCTTTTACAAGAAGATACAATGACTACTGGATCATCTGGCGTGCTGAACATGCAAACTGTATGGTCTACAGGTAGCGATGAGATTGTAGCCCTTGCTGAGTTTAACAACCTTTTAGTTGTGTTTGGCAGAAAACAGGTTGTTATCTTTAGTGGCGGTGAAGACCCTAACAACGAGCTAGCGTTAGTCGATATTATTACCAACACTGGCTGCATTGCCAGAGACTCTGTACAAAACCTTAGCGCAGACGTACTGTTTTTATCAGAGCACGGCGTTATCTCTATTGCTAGAAGTTTAGAAACAGGTTCTTTGCCTATCTCTAACGTATCTGAAAACGTAGCTAACTTCCTGTCTTTGATTATTAGATCAGAGCCAGAAGATAACATTAAGTCAGTGTTTAACATAGAAGATGGTTACTACTTAATTAGTTTTCCTACAGCAAACAGAACATTCTACTTTACTTTTAGATACCTGACTGACGAAGGTCAAGAGACACAGGATCTGTCGTTAAAAGCGCGAGTATCTAAACCTAGAGTATCTGTGTGGACAGACATTACTCCAACTGCTTTTGGCTACACTAGATCTGGTGATGTGCTGCTAGGCAAAGAAGGATTAGTCGGTAGATACACAGGTTACCAGGACAACGGTGAGTCTTACGATTTTGAATTTAAGACAGGCTGGTTTTCTGGGCAGGGTCAAGAAAGCACGATTAAAAAGATCTTTAAACAAGCAGTAAACACTATTAAGTCTGGTTTTTCTGTGCCTGTAGTGTTTGAGTGGGACTACGATTACCAGCCTACAGCTTACGGATCTGGCATAAATGAAGTTGAGGCCGCTACGTCTCCTTCAGAATTTGGAATCGCAGAGTACGGAATATCAGAGTACACAGCCAGTAACTATGTATCCAGCTTGATTTACAATATGTCAGGTTCAGGCAAAACATTTAGAATGGGCTTTAGAGCTGTAATTGATGGCGCTAACCTAGAAATACAAAAGACAGAACTGTTTATTAAAACTGGCAAGATCAATAGAAGAGGACGCTAATGGCTAACTATACAAAAAGCACTAACTTTGCAGTCAAGGATACTCTTACTACAGGCGATCCTCAAAAGATTGTCTCTGGTGTAGAAATCGACACAGAGTTTGTTAACATCTCTTCAATGTCTTCTACAAAAATGGATAAGGTAGGCGGTGCAACAGCAGGTAACGTAGCTACTTTAACCGCAGGCGGGGCAGTACAAGATAGCGGAGAAAGTTTAGCCGCAATCCAACAGTCTATAACAGATGCTGAATATGACAGTGACGATCTAAAAACAGATCTTAATGCTAGTGGAAACGCACCATTATACGCGCTAAGAGCTTGGGCGTCTTTTGTTACAGACGGCACTATTAACGGATCTGGTAATATAGATTCAGTTACAAGAAATGCTGCTGGTACTTGGACAGTGAACTTCTCTACTGATATGGAAGACGCTAATTATTCAGTTTCTATTTCTCAAGGCCCTCAAGATAGAGAATCTTTGCTTATGAGTCGTTCAGTAAGCAGTTTTGTAGTGGTGACAGAAAGAACTGAGACCGAGCAGCCTACAGACACTGATAACGTAACAATAATGGTGGTTCGTTAAAATGAGTAAAAAAGTTATTTACAAAACAAGTGAAGATATTGTTGCGGTAATGAGCCCTTCTGACGAAAGCAGAATCATAGAGATTGCTAACAAAGGTGTACCCGTTGGCGTTTCATACTGGATAGTAGATTCTGACGAGCTACCTCAACAGTATCAAGAAGCATGGGAGTTGGTTGATATGCCTGTTCCTGATGGAGTTGGACAATGATTGTAGTTAACCAAGATAAAGTTTTAGGCATTAAAAGAGAACGAGCAAGCCTAACTCGTATGGCTTTTATGTTAGCACTTGAAGAAAACGGGCTGT